ATTTAACAGTATTTATAGATATAGAATGAATGAAATTTTTAATACATTAAAAGACAAATTTCCTTTTTTAAGTCTGATCAGAAAGGGCGATTTGGAGTTTGTGGGCATAGTACAAAACGAAGACACAAACGTTATCAGCTTTTACGACTATGGACGTTTGATGTTGCCAGCAGACAAGATGAAATTCTTAAAATGCGGTGATATTTGGTGGACTGAGTCAAATAGAAAACTACCAATTAACATCTTCTTAAAAGGTGATTTTAGATACTTTAGGTCTACACTAATAACGTTGAACAGTAAAGACGTTGAAATAGTACACGGTCCTACTGTTAGACTTTCTGAAATATCAAAGAAACGAGTAAAAAGAAGAACTATTCAGTTAGTAAGAAGACCTATCTAGTCTTTAGCTTTTTCAATATACTTTTTATAATATATCGTCAGTGGATTATCCGCTTGATAACGACACTCAGTCGAAGGCATAGGATAGCTTTTTTTCTTCTTACGTTTTTTGGAAAGTTTTTTAGTCTTTTGATTGTGCATCAAAACTATATTTAGCTTTGGCAATCAAATTCATCTGCACCACAATTGCCTGTGCATATGCAACAGCATGTGACTTCTTGAAGAAGTATGATCCGTCTTTAGGTTTTATCCACACGTCTTTTATTATATCAACCCAGTCCTTGTACATTAGTCCTCTTTTAGCAGGACGTATAATTGCTAGTACAGCCGCAAGTTGTTCTATTGTTTTAGGTTCAAGTTTGTTTACAATGTTAAAGTGTCCGTTTAGATGAAACAATTGGTCTACTACTGTAGAATCTTTTAGCATATCCCAATCAGGCTCTTGTATCATAAGTTCAACAAGCTGTTGTTCTGATTTTACTTCTTTGTAGAGATTTACATTAAGACAATCAATTTTAAAGTATCCTCTGTCCTCTGCTTTTTTATAATCTAATGAGCTGTGTCCTGTAACTGGATGTTCTGGTACAGCATGGAAGTATACACCGCTCTTGTGTTTTTCTGTTTTGTCACCTTTGATCATTGTTGCAGGAGTATGTTTGAATAGTTTCAATACTCCGTCTCTGTCAAAAAAGTCTATGTCTACATCAGGCATTTTTCTTTTTGTAATCCTTTATTGTTTTGTTTAATTCTCCACCTTCAAAGTTTGGCAGATTTATTAACGTGTTTAACACTTTATTATTTGGATCAAGTTTATAAACTTCTATACCCAGTGAGTTTATAAATCTATCATCCATTGCTGTTTTAATAAATTTTCCCATTAGTGTACTGTTCCTTTTCTTTTAGCTTCATAATGTTGGTCAAATTTCTTTTTAGTTCCAGGTTGTAATACTTCTAAACAGTCTAACATCTTGTGATATCCCTTGCTTACTTGAACTTTATGATTCATTTCAGGCATACAAATTTTTCCAACTTCGCCATTGTGTTTAATGTGTACAATCATATCTCCTTCTTGGATGTCAAATTCTAGTTCACCGTCTATTTCAATTTTTATTTTCTTACTCAATTCTAGCCTCCTTTGCTGTGTCTTGTACCAACATATGGTCGGCTGGAAAACTTTTAAATTTGTTAGCCCAGTACTCTGGATTAATAAATCGTTGTGTTATTTGTAACTGTTCGTCACTAAATGATTTTAACATCTTCTTGCCTGCCTTGCAACCTAACAACAACCACGGACTTAATTTGCCTTGCTGTATGTGTGCCACTGCTCTGTTGGTATTGACAAGTCTAAAGTAGTCTGACCATTGTGCATTTTGTTCAGTTGCCCAATCCATCATTGTTGCGATGCTTCTTTGCAGTGCCGCTTCGATTGGTTCTATCTTTAATGTCTCTATTAGATATGCTTCGTATAGATCATCTCTGGCCCAATGATCTAATTTAATTTTTGATTGTAATACATAGTCAATATATTTTTCTGGATATAATGGATTAATATGCATAATGAATCTACCAAATTTTACAAATGCATTATAATAAGAACTGCCGCAGAAGTCTTCATATGTCTTTGGCTTTTTTGCATTGTGTTGATGCACTTCATAGAATCTTTGAAATACCATAAAAGCGTTCACTACCCACTTCTCATCTCGTTGTAGATATCTTCTTTTTGGTTCGCATAGGTGTACTTGCAAAGTTCGTTCTTTCGCAAACTCCTTACTGCAATAGGTACATTTATTTAGACTGGGTGCCATGTGCTTCTAATAATTCCTCTAGTTCTCGGTCAGTAATAATTTTGTCCAACGTTTCTAAATCAGCTTCTTTCCAAGTTGGGTAGATTTGTTGTAATTGTTTTAATGACTTGTTAGGCACACGTTTCATTGGTTTAATCCATGGATGGAATTGATTCTGTAATGCACCACACATAGCAGTTAATATCCATAATAGCTTTTTGTGTTTGCCTAATGTAAAGCAGTGTTTGTTGACACACTCGTTAACCATCTCAACATAGTGTTCAACAAAAAATTGATCTTTAGATGAAACACTTGAAGCATATCTCATTAACATATAAGGTGAGTATAATGACTTTTCATGATCATCGATCCTGTCATAATAGTCTTTGTTTCTGTAGTCTACTGCTTTAAGACCATTACGAAGTTCAAAAAACTTTCTTTTACTTTTTTCTTTTGATTTTGCTGGCATATTTTAATCCGAACATTGTACAGTCTTTTGCTGATACAAATGTTAATTTTACTTTACTATTCATGTGTTGTAAACCTGAAAGTTTATCATTTAATTTTACTTGAGATAACCAATCAAAAAAATCTACTGCCCAGTTCCGGTCCATCCATACAGGAGTCCCATCACTAGTAATGATTATCGGTGCATCTATCTTAATTGTTTTCCTACCAGCAAGAGCCATAATCTATCTGTTCGCATTGTCTTGATATGTCTTTTACAAAGTAAGCACATACTGGATTTCTTTTATTCTCTAGCGGCACTGCTAGTAGTTGTCCTGATTTAATTTTAGGAAAGTACCATTTAACTTCTGTGTAAATGTCTACAACATCAATAGGATAAAAGTCAGGCTTAACGCTCTCTAACGGATTAAATGTAAAAGCATCAAAGCCTCTATCATTTAAACTTGTTATAGGTAACACATGCATTTCTTGTTGTCCTGCTTCACCTATTAACATTTTCCAGTCCAATGGCATTTTTATTTTCCACTTGCCTATCTGTAACACAGCCGCTGGTGCATTAAATGATTCTAAAAATATTAAAGGTATGTAAAAGAAGTCTGGTTCGTTTGGATCTGCGTTATCCAATACGGCAAACCTCAAATTTTCATCTACAAATTCTGGAATCTTTTCCAGCTTGTAGGTTCTGTTATCTAGTGTAAGGATTTTCATAATTTATCTTTTCTATATTATACGGGTAATTTGCCTCTTTGTAAAACTTTTTCCTTGCCGTTAAGTGTCTTTTTGCAAACTTGCAAGAACTGGTAATGTCCCATATCTGTACATTGTCCTTATCTTCTGCTTTACGAATGCCTCTACCGATTGACTGTATGACTCTTACGAATGATTTGCCAGGTTCAATAAGAACAAGATTGAATATCCTAGGAATATTAATTCCAACGGATGCGACCCCATAAGTTGCAATAATAATTTTATTTGTTGCAGTAGACACTTCATCGTACTGTTCCTTCCTATCGACATTCTTAGTTGATCCAGATACGAAAACTGAATCTTCCAGCTGTTCTTGTAATATTTCGCCAGCTGATATTCTATCAACTAGTACTAATGTATTTCCTGATGAGGATATATCTTTAATGGTGTTCGCCACCCATTTCATTCTGACTTTATCTGTAGTTAGCCATTTAAGTTCTTCTGCATAAGTTTTAAACATTGGATGGTCTTGCGTCTGCAAAACATTTACATGACAGTTTGCAAGTACTCCTTTGTCTTGTAGTTCACTTGCTTGTATTCTATGTGTTACATCACCTATGCTACATTTCAATCCCATAAACTCGAAGTCTGCTTTAGGAACTGTGCCTGTTAGTCCCCAACGTATGCCACAGTGTGCAAACGGTCCTGTTAATAATCTTTTTAGTACATCTGCTTTGGCCATGTGTACTTCATCTATAATCACTGTGTTAATTCCTTTTATTGCTTCTGCAAATGCTTCTGAGTGTTCGTCTTTACTTTTCTTTTCTAATATGTTTAATGATTGCCAAGTTGCAATAGTGTTAAATCTTCCCAGCTCTTTTCTGTCTCCATAGTACACACCTACATCTAGTTCACAAGCAATAAAATCTTCTTCTGTTTGTGTTACTAGACTTTTGTTTGGTACTATTGTTAGTGTACGTCCGTATGGCTCAACCAGTTGACATAGTGCCGCAGTGATTATTGTTTTACCTGCTCCTGTGGCTATCTCTTGTATGCACTGTGGATTTTCTATAAATTTGTTTATTGTTTCAACTTGATAATCTCTTAACTCAACAGACTGTCCTGCCATTGGATGTGTTGCAGGCCATTTGATATGACTTAGATAATCTTTGTCTACTGCTTTAAACTCAAAGTTGTGTTGTTCTCTAAGATCCTCCATCTCAACATATACTCCACCGTCCTCTAGTATAGGAAGTATTTGATCAACGAGGTTAAGGTATGTTGTGCCGCCTAATCCAAAGAACGAAACCTTACCGTCCCATCTGCCTAGCTTCACTGCTGGAAGATGTCTAGCATATGGTATTTCGTATTTGAATTTATTGGATAATCTCTTACGCCAGTCGAGAGACAAGTTCTCGAACTTTACATTTACTTCGTCTTTGATTACTAATTTACAACTGCTCATTTAAAGTTTCACTATAATTCTATCATGCCAATCATAACTGCTCGGCTGATGATCATTATAATACAACTTTTTTGGAAGATTGTCTAGCATTCTTTTTAGGTTATCGGTACCTGCTGTGTAATAACCGCCACCTAGTGCTACTAAAGATGCTTTTGGTTTTATTTTACTTTTTATTAATGCTCTAGGTATTCTATTTCTAACAAAAATTACCTTAGTGTCTTTGTTTATAAATTTAAACTGTTTGCTCATTTGGTTTAGTTCAAATATATTTTGAAACATATCTTGAGTAATTTGGTTACTAACAACAGCGACTCTTTCACTTCTTGTCCAATTGTCTTTTAGGTCTTTTTGGTATACAGGTTCTTTGGCTTCAAATCCCCAAGAACATTGAGTCATTATGTCAATGCCTGCTCTTTTGAAAGCATTAAGCCAACCCCAAAATTCTTCTACTTCTTCCCTAGTTGTGATGTCACCACTAACAGGCATCATTAATGGAAAAGCATCTAGTTCTATCAGTCCTTGTACAACTTCATCTCTGTTATAATCGTTGTTGTCGATCCACAACTTGTCCGAATCGTTGTGTGCTATTGCTCCGCCTATAGTTGTGTCTGCCGGTACGTTCATTCCTCTAGCAGATATACCAAAGTTTTTCAAACTGTCTACTTGTTGTATTAATGGTAAACCTTTAATGTTGTTGTCCCAATACTCTTGCATTGACTCTGGTGCACTGTGTAGTAAAACCTCGTTGCCGATAACACTTGCTGACGGTTTTTTAAATCCTATAATTTCTTTTTTAACTTCGTCGTAATCATTTAAAATAGATTCGTCGACAAATTTAAAATCGTATCTAGCGGCAATCAATGTTAGATAGTATGCAGTCACATCAGAATGTGTAAATGTCCATTTCTTTTTCTCTCCATCGTATATTGCATAGTTCATAGGAAGTCCACGATAATCTTTCAATGCTCTAATTAACTGTATAAGTTTTTTATTGTACGGAAATCTTATCTCTATCTTTTCTATTCCGTCTTCATCCATGTATTTTTCAATGCTTTTATCGAAGTTAATAACCCTAAACTCTTCATCATACTTCGGTGTGTCGAGCAATTCTTTGATGTTCATGCCATGTTGTTGAAACTTTGTAAGATACCTCTTTAAGATCACCAGTGCTAATTTGGCTTGTTTTTCAGTCCAGGCATATTGAGCTTCTGCCAATGATCTCACAGTTTCCTTATCCTTTGGATGCGGTTGGATCTTTGAATTAGGCGTTTTTGGATCAGGCCCCCAAAAATAATCATTATATGCTAGTATTTTAAGTGCTTCGTTAACGGTTTTTGGTAAATCTGTGTGCATATTGTCCATCATATTTTAGATAATTATTAGTATATTATAACATATTTGGTAAAGCAGTCAACCATGAAAAAGATAAAAAGTAAAAGTGTAAATGTTAAAAAACAACTGAAGATCAAGTTGGAAAACACTCTGACTAGACACAAGAACATTGTTGGCTTTAGACCCACCGAAGCCCAAGCATACAGTTGGTTTAGATATCTAAATAAAACATTATTCAACAACAGATTGCCAATGGTTCCACTATATGTAAAAAGTATACACAAAGATTGGGGCAGATGTGTTGCTAATTGGGATAATAGAAAAACTCCTAAAGGTAAATTTGATCAAAGAGTTATACCATATCATATAGAAGTAGATTATTATATAGAACTACATCTTAAATTTCCTAAGTGGAAAGACTTTATAGAAACGTTAGCACACGAAATGGTGCATCTATACCAAATGACTTGGTTGAAAGATCCTTACTCAAATCACAATGCAAACTTTTTTGCTTGGAAAAGTAAATTTAATGCGGCCGGATTACGTCTGGCTAGATGCTAGTTCTTTCTCAAACTCCGCATAAGTTATAACTCTACTGTTGCCTAGGTCAGTACCTGTCTGAAAATGATTCATATAGTCAGGTGGATCGTCATGTACTACTGTGTAGGTTACATAAGGTCTCATTTTTAACATATCTCTGAATTGTTTCAACCATCCTTCGAATATTGCATCGCTATGTCTCTCACCGTAGTTCTCTGTGTCTTGGTATATATTATTCAATTGGTCCTTGCCATATTCTCTAAAGTCAAATCCTATCAAATAGATATTCTTGTGTCCGTGTACACCAGCAGTCCAGAAGGCCGCGTTACCCGAAATCCAATGAGGATTGTTAGGTATAAGGTGCAACATGCCTTTGTGTTGTTTCCTGTTAACTTCTAGTGCAGGAGCATAGTGAAAACAGTTTTCATAAACTTTGTCCTCACACATCTTTACTGTTACTTTGGTATCCACTGAAAAAATAAAGTCGGGCATAAAGTCTCTATACAATGCATTACATCCATAAGTTTGTCCTGTTGCTTTTAGTTTGTTTAGGTCAAACTCTTTACGTGAAGGTCCGTTGCCTATACAGTACGCATTTCCTCTAGGGACTGCTTTCACTCTGTCTTCGAAGAATCCTGTTTCTTGTATACGTTCCCCCTTACGTATTATTGTGTTCAAGACAATAGTTTCACCTGCATATGGTGTCCATTCAATAGGATGTATTTCAGGCTTGCCGCCAATTTTTATAGTTTTCATTTTAAATATTTCTCCTCAAGTCTTGCTTTAATTCTAGTCCATGGTAGTCCTTGTTCGATTTCGTCTTTAAACCATTCTGTGTATGCAAGTTTGTGTGCCCACCCTAATCTGTTAGGCATCGCTGGTGTATTAATGTCGCACAGTTTTAAATTGCCAACATCATGGCACAAACTGTCTTCAGAGACAAAAACTGGCACACCACTAATAATTGCTTCCATGGCAGGATTAGAACTGTGATTAACCACAGCCCATGTTCTTTCTAATGTGTTCTTAAAATCAGTATCATCATAAGTTCTAAAATCTCTCTTAGGTAAACGAACTTTAACATTTTGAAAATCACTTTCTTTAAATTGGATAGTATTACGAGGGTGTGGTCTAACAAGTATTGGTCGAGCAGTATATTTTCTAATTTCACTTATTTGTTGCTCAATCCAAGTTGACATCTTTGGAAGTCCTTTCCATTGTTCTGATGCATCGTGTTGTCCGCATATAACAATTATGTCACCTGTCGGGTTCCACGGCTTGAGTGTGTGTTTGAATAATGACCAACCCTTATCATCAAACTCTTGATTGGCAAAGTCTGCCTGTCTGTTGATACCATTAATTCCTATCTTAAAACTTTCATTTCTTCTAAGACCACCGACTTCTAACACAATAACAGGTCTTCCGGTGGATCTAAATTCATCCCATATCCTTTTATAGTTTTCCATTCGTCCACGCCACAGCACACTCCATATTACTGCCACGTCTGCATTACACGACCTATTGAGAACTACTGTGTCTCCTGCATCTTGTAAACTCTTTATAAATGCGTCGAATATGGGTTTTGAATTTTGTGGTCCATATTCTGTCCAAACTTCTATCTTCATAAAATATTATTTTAATTGTTTCCAGTAATCAACAGTAGGTTCAGAACGTAAATCATTACGTGATGACGCACCGATTTTTTTACGATTGCCTTTCATGTGATCCATATACTGTCCTAACTCACTGTTAACAAACACATGGTGTCCTTTTACACCTTTCCAGTAACCTATATCGTTTACTTGTATGTTTTTTTCTTTTCTATATATTTTTGACAAGTGCCAAAACACATACGAGTCATGCCATTCTAATAATTTAAATACTTCGTCTGTAACATAAAGATTTTCCCAATCATTTACAAAGTTTTGTATCTCTGGATGTTTCATGTTATACCCAACGAATCCACACTCTGGATATTTGCCACCGTCGTTTAGTTTTGGATTCTCACGACCTAAGTATGTTAACATTGTTTCTTGTGGTAATACATTTTTAAAAAAGTCTATCGGTGTAGGTCTAAATGAAAATGTATCTCCGTCGATCCACACAACATAATCATATTCTTTTGAATTACGTACAGCATTTACAACACAAAATACTTTGTTTGAAAATCTCACAGCGGCCCAAAGAAATGATCCTTTGTTTTTGTCGTTTCCGCCCATTGCTTGTAGTTCTGCTGGACGTCTTACTCCGCCTTCTATTTCTTCTAACTCTCCGTTTGCAACAGGATCGTTTTTGTGTTTGTTTTTAAATTTGAATAATTCTGGCTCGGCAGTGTTAAGGTCTATCCATTGTATCCTATCATATTTGCATTCAGGTTTAGGCTCTTCTGCATATACTACTATGTCAACTTCTTTTGGAAATTGCTCAGCCATAGACTCGATACCTTTCTTACCGTATTGTTCCCAACAGCCAGGCTTGTATGATGTGATAACTTTGATTTTCATAATATTGATATTTAATCTACCTGGTCATGTTGTATTTTTTAATCCAATCACTAACAATCCATGCAGGTATAAGTGCCTTGCCGGCTTGCTGACTAGCTTTCGTTACATCTAGTTTAGAATTTTCGCCTGTTCTTTCTTTGTAAAATTTATTCAATTTAGAACTTGTACTAGTAGTCAGCCAATGCCCAACAGGAACAGTCCATCCAGTTTTTACTTTATTAATAATTTCGTTTGGTAATTTGCCTAGGTATGCCTTCTTAATAAAAGTTTTAGTATCGTTTTTATCAGGACCTAATTTCGAATCGGTGTGCATACTCATACAATATTGCATAAACATTTTTGTTGCTAATGGGAAACGTCCTTCCATACTGTAGGCCATGCCGTACTTGTCGTTTCTATTAAACATTTCTTCTGGTACCTGAGCAACACAGTCTAACGCCATATATGATCCTATAGGGTCATTAGAATTCCACAATTCTCCTGAATAGCATTTACGAAATTCTTTTATTAGTATATCATCACTTATAGGATTATCGGTTAATTGCAATGGACGTTTTATTCTCTTTAGCCATAGTGCTAGAACATCGTCCCATGTCTCTATTTTTGTTTTACCTATTTGTTTTTGTAGCCACTGTGGATTTTTCATTTTCCAGTACTTTGGATATCCAGCAAGTATCTCGTCACCCATATCCCCAGCCATTGTAACTACAATTTCGTTCTCTGATAAAAACTTATTAGTAGAACAATACATCGACATACTAGGATTGTATACAGGTTGTTCCATATAATATATGCTGTTGTCCCAACATTCTATAAATGTTTCAGGAGTTGCTATAACTTCTTTATGATTAAAATTATTTTGTTGTGCAATTATCTTGGCACAGTTAGCGTCACTATTATAATCTTCATCTGCTTGTACATTAGGTTCCATTCTGTTTGTAAATGTATTTGCTTCACCTTTTAATTGTTTTAACTCATACGCAACCATGCTTGAATCAAGTCCGCCACTTAGGAATACACCAATTTTTCTTCTACCTATTGAACACATCTCAACTGTTTTTTTTACGTTTGTTCTAAACTCTTCTGCATTAAATTGTTTGTTACTTGTAGGTTTAATATAAACTCTGTGTGTTTGTGTGATTTTTTTATCGACCATATTGTATACTATGGTCTCTCCTGCTAGTAATTTTTTAATTCCTGTAAAGAATGTATTGCGTAACGCATTGATTCCAGTCCTTGCCATGAAACTTACTGCAAGATTGTCCATTGTTCTGCTGTTAGGAACTTTATCTAACATGCCTTTTATCTCAGAACCAAAAACCAATCCTTCTTTGATTTCTGCATAGTACACAGGTTTTATACCTGCATGATCTCTGCTTAATGTAAGTGTGTTTTTATCAACTTCGTAATACGCAAAGCCGTGCATAGAATCTATTTCATCAACAAACAATAAGCCAAATTTATCTAGTCCCCAAGCAAGTAGTTCAGTATCACAGCCGGTTGTGTCTGTAAAGTCTTTATATTTTTCTTTTAATTCGTAGTAATTAAATATTTCTCCATTATAAACAAGTTTGTTTCCTTGAGGTGTTGTCCACGGCTGTGTAGCATCACCTGGCTCACCCATTATGCTTAACAAGTTGTGCCCTAGAGTTATATTTTCGTTGTGCCAAACACTCGACCCGTCAGGTCCTCTGTGCTTACATATATCTATAAATTCTTTTATAAATTTTGGATTGTGTTCGGTTATACCGTATATACCACACATTACATTCCTAACTTTTCTTTAAATCTTTTGAACACCGTACCATTTCTAATTTCTTTTTCACTCCACAGTTTATATCCGAGATCGTTAAGCCATTGAGTCCTGTCGGGATATTCCGGAGTTTCTATGTTGTTTAAATCTTTGTTAGCTACTGGCCAACTAATTGCAAGGTCTGAGGTATTAAACGTAGGTATCCCGCGAACACAAGAGTCAACACCGGCAGTGGAATTATGTGTAACAACAGCATGACAATTAGATATTGCTTCTTGGAAATGGAATCTATAATACTTTTTTTCATCTCCTTGAAAGAACTTTTGTCCTACAATAACTTCTACATCGTCTGGAAACTCTTTTATTCGTTCTTCTATATGAGCAACATGATTTGGATGAGGTCGTACAATAAATTTTCTATCTGTCATAGGTCTCAATTTTTCATAAACTCCGTTGAACCATTCAATAGGATCGAGATTGTTCATACTCCAATTGTCTTTAGGTTGTAGCACAAACAGAATTGGATCCTCTTGATCGGATTTTCTCCATGGTTCGCTTTTAACATTCCATCTGGTTTTTGCGGCCTCCCATCTATCAGGAGGACTGTTATCTGACAAGAAGTCGCCGTTGTTCATGGGTGAAAATAATGAAACTCGCCAGTGGTGTTTATCACCGTGTACATTGCCAAAACTTGAAAGTAATCCTCCGTCAAATGTTATTATTTTAATTCCTTTTTTCTTTGCACGTTCTACTAGGTCTCGTCTACGTCCCTTGGTGTGATGCATTTGATTACTGCCACCATATCCAAACATGCAACCGATTGGTGCAGTTGGCTCCATTTCATCTTTAGTCCAATCCCCAGTCTTTGTTTCATTAATCATTATGGGTTCGTCACCACAAGCTCGTATACCTTCAGCCATGTATTGCAAGAGATCATAACTTGCTCCTCTACGTCTATCTTTTACTGTTCTTCTAAATATTTCAACTTTCATCTAGTATTCTCCATGCATAACCGTTGCTTATTTCTTCTGCTGTGAATTGACCGTATGCCATTGAATAGTATAACGGTTCTCTGTCAATGTAGCAAGGGTTTTCTATCTTTGAGAAATCTGTTTCTGATATAGGTGCACAGGCATTATGCACATTAGTAAAACACGGAATACCTCTAGTAGTAGCTTCTAATGTGATATTTGAATTGTAGGTAACAATAGCATAAGCATCATTCCAATCTATCGGTCCACTAGGTGCAGTATTATCTTTGCCTGTCACTATCATTCCTCCGTCGTCATTGTATCCTATAATTGGATTGTATCCTTTATTCTTTACTATTATTGGACGATCGGTATTAGCTTTAAGCGTCTCTAGTGTTTTGTCTAGCCAGTCGTGTACTCCAAAAAATTCTTTTATAGCATTAGATGGCGGGCATACAATAATGTTCTTTCCGTTTTTCTTCCATGGGTTAATAGGCCACGGAAATGATTTTTTAAAACGGTCATCGGGTCTGTCTTCTTGCCAGGTCTTTAAATGATTGTTCTTTACAATTTTAGTGTAGTAAGGATTGTTTCTTGTTTCACCCCAATACGGTCTGTCCATATAATAAAAATCAATCTTGTTTTTTTCTGCCCATTTGTATACTAGATGTGTTCCACGTAGCACTCCAAACATCACAGCTTTAGTACAATCTTTTTTATTAATAATGTCATTAGGTAATAATTTTTTTGCATTAGGTAGTCCTTGCACTGCCCAGTCGACATATTTCTCTGTGGGTTGTCTATTAGTAGAACTAACGTAAATCATTACTCATATTTAAGGTTGTCTTGTTACCAGATGTAAATTACCAATTTAATCTAAATGTCTAACTAATTCTGCAACGTTCACTTTGAAATTAATTAAATCGCTTTTTCTTTTTATGCCTGCAGGCTTTTTCTTACCATCCATTGGTATCGGTACTGCTTCGGCTATATAAAGTTCGTGCTTCAACCCTAGGTGATGTGAAAGTATTGGATAAACTTTTTTATGAATCATTTTAGGCTCTTGTATTTCGATAACTTTAGTTCCACGTTTACACCACAGTAAGTTTACTAATCCTGCACCGTGAGCCGCAACAATGTGTGTTGCTTCTGCAAACGTTTTCATCTGTTCTCTTATACTCATATTTTCGAGGGCAACTGCTTCGTACCCTTTAAGTGCTAATAGTAGTTCATCGGAGTTTGTTAGTTTTCTTGTTTTAGCACCTGGACGTAACACAACTATTTTCCTGTGTGCTGTTGTACCTTTGAGTCCAGGACGTCCTTTGAAATGTTTTAGCCATGGAGCCAAGTGAGGAGTAATAACGCCATCTCTAGAATTGCTTAGACTGGGCACTAGTAAATGGCTAAACTGCCATGTTTCGCCTTTTGGCATCACTATAACTTTGACCTCGGGAAATAATTCTTTGATACATTTTTTAAGATACTTGCTTTCGTTTGCTAACACGTAGCAGTATCTTGTAAAATCTGTGGACCATCTCTTTTCTAAAAGTCTAAATTTAGATATAACGTCAATCCAAATATGCCATGGATTTTCTGCACTTGCTTCATCAATTGGTAACCATACGTAATGATATTTCTTGTCAAAGTATTCGGTAGTAGGTGGTAATACAACATCCACATCATCACTCCAGTCATTCCAAAGTTTGTGTGATTTTTGAGGCTTATGTTTGCTGGCATGTGTGAGTCCCCAAACATAATTGGTTATAAGTTTGTTAGCCATAGTAACAAGTACTGGGCAAGTGTTTACCTTAACATTATGAAATTCTGCGACGAACGTTGGTAAACTTGTAAAGTTTGGATCAATATCTTCATGGTATGGCACGGCATAATCATAACCATTATCTACCATTTCCCATTTGTCTAAAAAGTATTTGATCGAATCTATGTTTTTCATGTTTGCATTTTGTCAGTAAGTATACTATAATTATACTACTAAACAACAGCATGAGCAAATTATTATCAAATGGGTGTAGTTTCTTAACACCGAGAAACAAAGACGGGGTAGAAACATTTACCACAAAAATCTTAGCGGAAGGTTACAATCTAGAATTGTTTAACCTTGCAATGGGTGGTCGTGGTAATACTAGAATAAGTTTTTCAACTAAGGTTTGGTGTGAGCAAAATAATAATGAAGATGTTTTTGCTGTGATAGGGTGGTCCAGTGCAGTAAGGAACGACTACATAACAGACGATGGGTGGAAGAAAGGCCGTATACCCGGTACCGATCTTACTTGGCGGACTTGGAAGACATTAGACAATGTAAGTTTTATACGAAAACAACAAGGCTGGGATATAGAAAGCAATCTTACTATGAAGTTTCTTAATAATGTTTTTGATTTGCAAAATTATTTTGAACGTAAGCAAATACCTTATGTGATGTATAACTCTCTGCCTAACGACTTTGGTAATGGCACCGAAGACTTTACTATAATTAGAAATGCAATCAACATGGATAGATTCTTTAATCCAAAAGTGAGTCAACTTGAATTTGCCTCTGATAAAAATTTAATAGTAAGTCCTAACGATCCACATCCGTCAGCCGAAGGCCACGAACAGTGGGCAAAACAATTAAAAGAGTTTATAGATGTTAACAATTTACGCACCATTTAATAATAAAAATAGCAAAGCATACGAAGTCTTCGATGGTGTGCAAAAGTCTTGGCCCGAACAAACAAAATTGTTAGACAATCAAACTGAAATAGAACCAGTAGCAAACAGTATGTTTTGGGGATTCGTTGGCAATAATAGAGCTATGGTTAAAAAACTTGAAGCACGTAAGCACCAGTTTTGGTTTACAGATACTCCGTACTTTGGAAGATTTGATAATAATAATTTAAAACCAGACAATCATTATTGGCGTATTTGTAGAAATAAAATTCATGCATCATATATTAAGATGTGCAAGTCAGATAGATTTGATAAATTTGGAATTAAAATTAAAGCACCTAACTTTAAAGGTAGTTACATATTGGTATGTCCTAGCTCAGCTGGTATACACAACTACTTAGACAAACCTAATTGGACAAATGACATCGTAGCACAAATTAAAAGGTACACAGATAGACCAATAAAAATTCGACAAAAGCCCCGAGGTAGAGGTACATCAGGACCAAGTGAAGCAACAGTTCCCTTATCTGAGGATCTCAAAGACGCTTGGGTATGTGTAACAAGTTGTTCGATAGCCGCCGTTGAAGCACAGTGTATGGGCATACCTGTTATATGTGATGAAAAAAGTTTTGCTAAAGAAGTTGGTGGACAAGAACTTGCAGACATTGAAAATCCTTTCTTTGTTGGTTGTGAAGATTGGGTATACAGTTTGGCTTATCAACAGTTTTCACCAGAAGAAATTGCCAACGGTAAAGCAGTAGAGATATTAATGGACAAAGGATTATTGTGAAAATAGAAAAATTAAGCGAGGGGCTATGGGTTCCGTCCGCAGATGCTCAGATAGAACAATGGCGTGAAAAAGGAAAGCCATTCATGCAGGAAACTGGACTCAATGAGTTTCTTCAATGGTGCGAAAATCAACATAAAAAATTTAATCTAATAGTAGATGTGGGAGCATGGTGCGGAACATGGACATTGGCCATGCAAAAATATGCAAAAAATATACATTGTTATGAACCAAACAAAATACATTATGAATGCCTTACAAGAAATGTAGCACGATATAATCATGTTAGATTGTACAATCAAGCAGTTGGTAATGAAGATGGATTTGTTAAACTAACTGAGGAGTCTGCCACACAGAATACTAGAGTCCTAATGGAAAAGGGAGAAACAAAGATCAATAAATTAGATTCCTTAGACACAACAGGCATTGACATGATTAAGATAGATGTCGAGGGCCTCGAAATGGAAGTTCTTAAAGGTGCAGGAAAAATTTTAGAAAATGTTGAATACTTAATGATCGAATTGAATGGTAATAGTGAGAAATACGGTAGCAGTAAAAAGGATATCAAGGAACATCTGAAATCCCTCGGGTTCAAGGTATTAATGAAAACCTGGCCTGACCTTGTCTATTACAAAGCATAATGTACGAATACTTAGAAAAACTAAAAGTCAAACACGAGTTCATGCCAGCAAAGATCTTAGACATAGGTGCTTGGAATGGTTTTTGGACTAACAATGTTAAAAAAATCTGGGCAGAGGCAGAATACACATGCATAGAAGCAGGACAAAAGCATGAGAAGAAGTTGAAAGAAATTACGTCCAACTATCATATCGCAGTGTTAGGAGATTCGAATAGAGAAATTAAAATGCATCTGGCTGAAATTTCAAAAGGCAACAAAAAGAAAATAACGTACACAAAAGGTTCCAGTGTGTTTGGTGTGTATGAAAATTATGAGTTGAGACAGATGCAGACACTAGATGAGTTAGTGGGCAGTGACGCACAGTTTGATTTGGTAAAACAAGACGTTCAAGGTGCAGAGATTATGATAATGAAAGGTGCTCCAGAGATTTTTAAGAGAGCAAAGTATGTGATACAGGAAGTGAACCTACACAAGGATGAAAATTTTCCAGACATGCCCCATGAAGAAATAATGGACAGTTACATGAGCACATTGGGATTCAATAACAGCGACATCATAGCCACGCACGACGGATTAGATCAAGTGGACAAGATCTACTTTTAACCTCTATAAAAACAATTTTTATTATCTTTCATAAGAAATAAATTTAATGTTATTCTTTGCTCCACTTGATCACTTTCGTAACTGTGCCAAGTCTTGCCTTGTTGTCCGCAAAATATAAAAGTACTGTTAGGCTTCCATTCTGCTTCTTTAACAAACGCTTTTTCATTCTGCTCCGTGTACATTTTTGTTCCCACATTCACTTCTGGAGTTATGTAGGTTACACTGCTCCATATTTTTTCAAGCCCTTCTTGGTGTATGTAGAATTTATAAGGCAACGGTGGAGTCACAGAAATGTGGGCATTGACAGATAGGTCTTCGAACCATCTATAATTGGGATATTGGTCACACAAAACTTTTGCATTATCTAAAATTATTTTAGCTATATCATGTATTTGATCATAGAACTTAATGTTATGATCAGTAAAATCTTTTGGAAATATATGAACAAGTCTGTCTTTGGGCACCTTTATGTTGAGACACTGATCTTTAAGTTTAACGAATTCTTCTTGTGGCAATGTGTCTTCTATAATTTGATGCGACCATGGATCATTGATTGTGGTGCTGTCAATACATTTACTTACAAAATGCTTTCCTATCATTGCATACTTCCTATTTTACTAATTGTATTTTGTTGTTCTGCCTGTAATTTTGATTCCATGCCTCTTGTCCAGTTGCCGTTGAACTTAGCCCTAGAACAAGTGTTGCAGATCAAATTCTTTTTTTCTTCTGAGTATTTTTCAGCGTATATTATTTCGTGTTCTTTTTGCATGTTTTTCCATGCTCCCTCAATTCCGATTTCAAAAATGTTTCCATAGTCTGTCTTTCCTTCTGCATCATCACAACACAAAACTGCTTGTCCGCTCACTAACACTTCCATTCTCCTTAGTATACGTCCGGAGCCCATTGCACACCCTTGCATATAATTTTCTTCATCAATTACAGAATTGTATGGTTTAGTCCAATCACCATCCCCGTCGCCCATTCTATTTTCAACCCAGTTCTGTTTGGATTTCACTTTTCCAAGTGTAACGTCCTGATATTCTTTAATAACTTTGGCACTAGCAGTGGCCGATTGATTTTTGTGTTTAACACCGATTTTAATCCTTTCTGAAAGTTTTGGATAGTTTTCTTTTACAAAGTTTAGACTTTTCAGTGTCTTGTCTTTTTTGATATTCATAAACTCCCATAGTTCTTCTGCGGTATGTCCGATAACACTCATATGAACATTACCTATTAGGTGTTTGTATTTGTTTAAAATTTCACACTGTTTTTTAGTAAATGATACACCGTTAGTAGTAATACCAACATTAATTTTATAGTGATTACACAGTTCCATGATGTACTCTAGATTAGGTTGCACTAGTGGATCACTGTATCTCCATGGACTAATAGCACACGCATAATCTTTTACTTTGTATTTTTTTATAAGTGAACCGTAGTCGTGTAACAGCATACCTAATTGTTCTTTGGTCATTAGTTGACCGTGATATGTTTTGTCTTCACTTAATGTGGTGTATGGACAACAATAACATTTTGCGTTGCATAAGTTGATAGGTTCAAATGCTATTGACGAGGGCAATGGTATCTCTCTATACATTTTCTTTCACATAGTCGGTTAACCATTTTTCTAAAGCTGGGCCATCTAGTGGTTCTGGTGTGAGCCATTCTTGTACACCATGAGTCGAAGCCCATTTACCACTTGGCATTTGCCATGCATTGTGCTTAGGTTCTTCGACATGTCTGCCAACCATGTATCTCCGTGTACCAGGTCCAAATGGTTTGATTTCAGACTGGACTACGATTAATCCCAGTTCATCGATCCACTGAAGCATTCTGTTCATGTGTTTCATAACTGTACTTATCTTGATTTAATATAGTGGATTATGCACTGAAAAGATTGATTACTTCTTTCTTCCAATCATCGGAATACTCGCAATCTCTATAACCATCGAACCACGGACCACCTTCTGTGTAGTGTAGTATCTTAGGTTTGCCATCTTTGGGTTCTTTGTACCAACCTACTAGCCAATTGTATTCGTGAGGTAGAGATCCAATGTCTGCATCATCTAGCCAACTAAATCTATGTAGGAATTTTGGTGTTTCTTTGTTTAGTAGTTCGGGAGTTAATATTTTATTCTTAGGATGTCCGCAATTCCACAGTACCATACTGCTCCAATTTTTTCTTGGATATGCTGTTTGTACTTGTCCATCCATCTTAATAGATCCTTCTTCAGGAGTGTAATCGTGTTGCACACAAACAACTGCTTTAGAATCATCACAGTATTGTTCAAGTTCTTTTGCTGGAATTTTCCAAAGGAAATCACAATCACAAAATACAGCCCAACCTTTGTAGTCATTAAGATAAGGCACAAAGAATCTAGAAAATGTAAATTCTGTTGTGGCTAACTTGTCTATTTCTCTAGTATACATACCTTGCTCTCGCATTTGATTTTGTTTTAATGGTATAACTTCTGCAGATGGATCTCTACGTTTGATAGAGTGTTCACACACCTGATATGATATGTCTTCTCGTGAATCCCACCCTACGTATACTTTCATTTTACCAAAATCTCATGTATTTGTTTCCAATTATTTACACGGATAACATCGGGGTGATTAAAATCTCTATTGTATGGGTGGTCGATTAATATAGGCTTTAAACCGTAAGAGAGCCCTGCTAGTGCGTTCTTAGGTTTGTCCTCGACCCAATACAGCCCGGTCTCGTGGAAGTCTGCTAATGCTCCGTCTTTGTCCGCCCCAGTGCCTAGTATGTGGTAATTTGTGAACACATGTTCTCCAAACAGTTCTCCCAATCTCTTCTTACGCAGTTCTTGTGCGGGTATGTCAGAAGTCTGTGATGTTATCGGCACGAAGGTCCATCCTTCGGCGTGTAGCAGTTTGACCCATGTCTGTGATTCTAACATTGGTCTCTGTGTGCCCATCCATGCACTCCTGTTGAATTCTCTGATCTCTTGCCTGATCACATCCTTGCTGACCCCAAA